ACTCACAGGACCTCATTCATGAGCCAAAACATGTCCATGCGCGCTTATGCCCGCTACCGTGGAATTTCCGAAGGCGCTGTGCGCAAAGCCATCAACTCAGGGCGCATCACAGCCAATGCCGATGGCTCCATTGATGTGGACCGTGCTAACGATGAGTGGCGACGCAACACTGATGCTTCTCAACAGCGCGGCGAACAACGACCCGTACCTAATGAAGCGATTGCCAGCGTTCGAGAGGCGTTAGGGGATTCATCTGGGGCTCAATCGCCTTCATCGGGCGGCACCACCTTGCTGCAAGCCCGAACGGCCAACGAGGTGCTCAAAGCGCAAACCAACAAGGTGCGCTTAGCGCGCCTCAAGGGCGATTTAGTGGACCGAGCGCAGGCGGTGGCCCATGTCTACAAATTAGCGCGCACACAGCGTGATGCGTGGCTGAACTGGCCCGCTCGTGTCTCTGCACAGCTAGCGTCTGACTTGAACGTCGATGCTCACCAAATGCACCAGGTCTTGGAGAAGGCGGTGCGTGAGCATTTGCTCGACTTAGGTGACATGGCGGTGCGAATCGATTGAGGAACACCAATGTGTTTGAACACTACGACGGAATTGATGCCATTGCTGAGGCGTGGCGCGAGGGACTCACCCCCGACCCATTACTGAGCGTTTCTGAATGGGCTGACCAATACCGCTTCTTGTCGGGTAAGTCAGCCTCTGAGCCTGGCCGCTGGCGCACGAGCCGCACGCCTTACCTCAAAGAGATCATGGATTGCCTCTCGCCCACCTCACCCGTGGAGCGTGTGGTGTTCATGAAGGGCGCTCAGGTGGGCGGTACCGAGTGTGGCAACAACTGGATTGGCTATGTGATTCACATGGCACCAGGTCCGATGATGGCCGTGGCCCCCACGGTGGAGATGGCCAAACGAAACTCCAAGCAGCGTATTGATCCGCTGATTGAAGAGAGTGAAACGCTCTCAACGCTGATTGCGCCCGCCCGTGCCCGTGACTCTGGCAACACTATCCTGACCAAGGAGTTTCGAGGCGGGGTGTTGGTTCTCACAGGTGCCAACAGCGCGGTGGGTCTGCGCTCCATGCCTGTGCGTTACCTCTTCTTGGATGAGGTGGACGGTTACCCCGGTGACGTAGAAGGTGAGGGTGACGCCATTTCGCTGGCCGAAGCGCGTACCCGTACGTTTGCCCGGCGCAAGATTTTGATTGTGTCGACCCCGACCATCTCTGGTGCTTCGCGCATCGAGCGGGAGTTTGAGCAATCCGACCAGCGCCACTTCATGGTGCCGTGCCCTCACTGTGGGTATGAGCAGCGCTTGCAGTTTGAGCGTTTGATCTGGGAGAAGGGGCAACCCGACTCGGTGCGTTACCTCTGCACTGGATGCGAGGAGCCGATCTATGAACACGCCAAGACCCAGATGTTGGAGCTTGGGCGCTGGGTGGCGACCATTCCTGGCAACGGTCGCACGGCTGGTTTTCATCTGTCTAGCCTGTACAGCCCAGTGGGCTGGCGCAGTTGGGTAGAGATTGCACAGGCGTGGGAGCTGGCGCAAGGGTCAGCAACCGCATTGAAGGCTTTCAAGAACACCGAGCTGGGTGAGACTTGGGTCGAGCAAGGTGAAACGCCTGAGTGGGAGCGTTTGCTTGAGCGACGCGAGTCTTACCGCATGGGCACGGTGCCCTATGGCGCGCTGTTACTTGCAGGCGGTATCGACATTCAAAAAGACCGTATCGAAGTCTCCATCTGGGGCTTTGGACGGGAGAAGTGCTCTTGGCTCATTGAGCACCGAGTGCTCGAAGGCGATACCGCCCGAGATGATGTCTGGCTGCGCTTGGGGCTCATGCTGCAAGAGAGCTGGACGCACATCAGTGGTGTGCCGATGCGACTTGTGCGCATGGGACTTGATACCGGCTATGCAACCCAAGAGGCTTATGCCTTTGTGCGCCGCCAGCACGACCCACGCTTGTTGCCTATGAAAGGCGTCGCACGAGGTGCTGCATTGGTCGGCTTGCCAACTGCTGTGGACATGACTACCAACGGCAGACGTTTGCGCCGAGGCCTGCGTGTCTATGCGGTGGTGGGTGGCATTGCCAAGCTGGAGTTCTTCAACAACCTGCGCAAAACGATTGAGGTCACCGAAGACGGTGAGATTGTGTTTCCCAATGGGTACGTCCATCTGCCGCAAGTCGATGCCGAGTACGTCCAGCAACTGTGTTCCGAACAACTGGTCACGCGGCGTGACCGCAATGGCTTCTCGTTTCGCGAGTGGCAAAAAGTGCGCGAACGCAACGAGGCCTTGGACTGCTACGTCTACGCGCGTGCTGCGGCCAGTCTGGCGGGCCTAGACCGTTTTGAGGAACGTCACTGGTTGGAGCTTGAACGTCAACTGGGCATTCCACTGAGTGCTGAGCCACCGGAGTTGCGCATGGATGGACTGTTCCCAGTGCGTCCAGGTTTTGAGACACCTGAGTTCTTGCAAGGGATTCAGGGTGTACGGCCACCCAACGATGACGTGGACTTTGTGGAAGCAGAGCCCAAGCTCGAGGTCCATGCCGAAGAGGAGGTGGATGAAGAGGTGGACGATCCTCTGGAGGATGTGCCATGGCGAAACCCGTCTCCATTGCCCAATGCCTCAAGTCCTACAACTCTCCCAGCCACCTCCGTCGGTGGCTTTTTTATGAACAAAGTCCCCCAGCGCGGCAGGAGGGTCATTCGCAGTAACTGGATGAAGTGATGACGAGCTATACCGAACAACATCTTCAGGCTTTGCGAGAGGCCTTGGCCAGCGGAGAGCATCGCGTGACCTACGACGGCAAGAGTGTCGAGTACAGAAGCGTGACCGACCTCAAGGCAGCCATTGCTGAAGTGGAGTCACAGATTGCACGTGCCGCAGGTAAGCGCAAGTCTCGCCAGATCCGCATCACAACGTCTAAGGGGCTGTGATGAGTTGGATCAACACCATCAAGCGCCGGATGTTTGGCAACACTCCGGTCTATGACGGCGCAGGGATGGGGCGACGCGCGCTGAAATGGAATCCGGGCAATCCGGGTGCTGTCTCAGCGCTGGCGCTCACCCAAGACCAGCTGCGCACCAAAAGCCGTGACCTTGTGCGTCGCAACGCTTGGGCCGCTGCAGGCATTGAAGCCTTTGTGGCCAACGCAATTGGCACGGGCATTAAGCCGCAAAGCATGATTCAAGACCAACCCCAGCGCGAGGCAGTGCATGCCCTGTGGTGGAGCTGGTGTGAGGATGCCGATGCGGCGGGGCTCACCGACTTCTATGGCCTTCAAGGCTTGGCCACACGCGCCATGCTCGAAGGTGGTGAGGCGTTTGTGCGCATGCGCTACCGAAGAGCGGAAGACAACCTGTCGGTGGCGTTTCAGCTCCAAGTGCTCGAAGCAGAGCATTTGCCCATCAGCCTTAATCAAGACTTGCCCAACGGCAATGTGATTCGAGCGGGCATTGAGTTCGACCTCTTGGGCCGACGCGTGGCGTATCACCTGTACCGCGCGCATCCCAACGACGGGATGCTGGCGCCTATGTCAGGGACGGGTAGTCTTGATCTGGTCCGTGTAGATGCGACTGAAATCGTGCATCTGTACCGACCACTTCGACCGGGTCAGATTCGGGGGGAGCCTTGGCTTGCCAGAGCGTTGGTCAAGCTCAATGAACTGGACCAGTACGACGACGCTGAGCTGGTGCGCAAGAAGACGGCTGCCATGTTTGCGGGTTTCATCACCCGCATGGCCCCTGAGGACAACCTCATGGGCGAGGGTGATGCCGATGAGAGTGGTGTGGCTTTGGCAGGCATGGAGCCTGGAACATTGCAGATCTTGGAGCCTGGTGAGGACATCAAGTTCTCTGCACCTGCGGATGTGGGTTCGAGCTATGCCGAATTCATGCGTCAGCAGTTCAGAGCGGTGGCCGCAGCCATGGGCATCACGTTTGAGATGCTCACAGGTGACTTGACCCAAGTGAACTACTCATCCATCCGTGCAGGTTTGCTGGAGTTTCGGCGTCGGTGCGAGACCTTGCAGCACGGCGTGATCGTGCATCAGTTGTGTCGCCCCATCTGGCGCGCATGGATGCAGCAAGCCGTGCTCGAGGGCAAGCTTGATTTGCCCAACTACCGAACCAAAGCGCGCGAGTACCAAGCGGCCAAGTGGATCCCACAGGGCTGGCAATGGGTGGATCCCGAGAAAGAGTTCAAGGCCATGCAGTTGGCCATTCGCTCTGGCTTGATGAGTCGCTCAGAAGCCATTTCATCCTACGGCTACGACGCGGAATCCATCGACCGGGAGATCGCCGCAGACAACGCACGCGCCGATTCGCTGGGCTTGGTGCTCGACACCGACCCGCGCTTGGTCGCGCGCAACGGAGCTACCAACCAAGCAGCTCCCACTCATTCACCAGATGTGCCTGATGCGCCTCTGGTGGACCAAGAAACCTAGACACGGTTTTTTTCATCTCTTAACTCAGAGGTCCTATGACAAATCTTCCGACGATGCCGTATCTGGCTTCGCGGGTTTTTGGCACGCCTTTGCTCATTCATCCCCGCAAGCTTGAGGTCATCCTCTCGGTGGTGGGGCCACGAATGGGCATGGTCGTTCCAGAAACCTCTGCGCAGCTGGCGCAAATTCCTCCACCTGAGCGTGTGATACGCACAGACCTTCAAGTGCCCAACATCGCAGTCATCAGCATCCTAGGGACGCTGGTGCGACGCACGGGTGCCATGGATGCAGCTTCTGGCCTGACCAGTTATGCCTCCATCAGCGCGCAAATCAATGCAGCGATCAACGACCCCAGTGTGGACGCGGTGCTGCTTGATATTGACTCGCCTGGTGGTGAGGCGGGCGGAGCGTTCGATCTGGCCGATGAAATCGTGAGTGCGCGAAGCACCAAGCCCATCTGGGCGGTGGCCAATGACGATGCGTTCTCTGCCGCGTACGCGATTGCTTGTAGTGCTGAGCGGATCTATCTGACGCGCACAGGTGGTGTCGGTTCCATCGGCGTGATTGCTCTTCACGTGGACCAGACGCAGCGCGATGCGCTCGATGGCTACCGATACACGGCCATCTACGCAGGGGACCGCAAAAACGATCTATCGCCGCACTTGCCACTCTCTAACGAAGCGTCCACGGCGCTGCAAACGGAAGTGGATCGGCTCTACGAGATGTTTGTCTCAACGGTGGCGACCAACCGAGGTTTGGATGCACAGGCCGTGCGAGACACACAAGCAGGACTCTTCTACGCGGGTGACGCCATTGAGGCTGGGTTTGCTGATGCCATCGGCACGGCAGACGACGCCTTGCGCGCGCTGGCTATGGAAGTCCAACAACGCAAATCTGCCATCGCGCGATCGTTTGGATCGGGGCGCGAGATGGAAGTCTCACTTCCCGATCCAGTTCTTTCTAAGGAGAAATTGATGTCGCAAACATCGCCGCCTGCATCTACCGCTTCGACAGAAGCTGTCGCCACCACTTCCA